CCCATAGGCCTAAGCTCATTGTAAAGGCCTTTGTCAAGTTTGAGCCGTACCACGACGACAAAGCACCGAGGCTGATCTCCGGGACATCGCCAGCCTTCCAGGCGGTGACGGGACCAGCCATTAAGACACTAGCGGCAGCGGTTGCCAGGCACCTAGCAAACGACGTCAGAGGGGTGTTCCGGTACGCGTACGGTATGACTGCGGCGCAAGTCGGTGAGTGGCTTGCCCGCTCTGTTGATGAGTGTGAGATGGGGGCCCCTGGCACTTATAGGGCCCTCGCGTGCGGCGATGACAACTTGGTCGTGGTTAACACGGCCGAGGGGGTGCGTGTGTTTGAGCTGGATGGCAACCGGTTCGACGCACGCTTCCCGGTGGAAGCAAATGCCGCCCTGGTGCGTTGGTACTCTGTGGTCGTCGATGACGAACACGCGAATGAGGGCCTCGCAACCTTGGAGCACCCTTACAAGGGGTATGCCAAAGCAGATTGGTCGTTTGAGAACCACGGCACGATGCAGTCGGGCCGTGCAGACACCAGCCTAGGCGACTCCCTGGTGACCATGTATATCGTCTGGAAGGCCTTGGACGGTGGTCACGGTGCTGCGCACCCCACACAAGTCGCGAACCTGCTCAACGAGGCCTATACGGCTGCGGGCATGTACATTAAGGACGGCGCGCTTAAGGTCCATGAGGACTGGACGCGCGCTGAGTTCTGTTCGGGGGTGTTTTGGCCGGCGGAGGGCTACGACGTTTATGGTGGGTTCGTCCTTGGACCCAAGCCTGGGCGGGTCCTCTCCCGGTTCTTTTACTCTCGGCGTGTAGTGCCTGAGCCATACATACGGGGAGAGGCTAGGGTCAGAGCCCGTGCATTGCGGGACTTTGCCAGCCCGGTACCCGTGGTCCACGACCTCATCCAGGCTGTGTTGCGGCGTCCAGCCGAGACGACTCGCAGCCAGCGCTCCCGGTGTTGGGAGGAGCTTCGTGTGCAGGAAGCCTCATATATGCCGTACGATCCCGTTGTTGGTATTCCACATTTTGCAGAGCGTTATGGACTCACATCTGGCCAGGTGTGTGAGCTCATCAAGCAAGTGCAGGAAGCGAAAGGCCCATGCTTCTTGTCCGGC